TGTGTTCTTCTGGCATTTTCCCCTCCAATTAAAGTAAGGGTGTAGCCAGAGAATACTGACTACACCCTACTTTAGACTAACAATTAGTTGTCGATTTGCTCAACCTGATAGCAAGCAATCCAATCCACTGAACCGACTGATTGTGTAGTCCCTGCGGAACGCACAACAACAGAAGGTGTCATAGGGTTGGTTTGAGCTATGTTGGTCGTGATTTTGGTGCCAGCGACACCATTCACGTAAGGTGTGATTGAACTCACACCATCAACAATAAAGCCTAACTTCACGTATGTTCCATCAACAAAGGTATGGGCAGTCCCACCAGAGGTGAGATTCCCATCATTTTCAGTTACCAAAATTGCTAACAAGTCAGCAGTAATGGATTGAAAACCGATGTAATCAGGCGAGGCGTTAACACTTGAGGCAAGGATTTCAGTATTGGTTTTCGACAGACCTAAGAAGAAGTCGAATGTCCCAGTACCAATCGTGGTAAGTTTCAAACGGGCCTCAAAGTAAATCTTGCTATTGGCACTTGGGAGGAACGAATCCGCCGCAGTTGCACCACCATACTGAATCTGAACCCCTTGGTGATTAGTGGCAGCACCACTATCCATTGTTAGGACGCCGCCTTTGGCATCGGCTAATAAAGCCGTTCCAGATGTAGCGTTGCTAACTATCCAAGGGCTTTCGTCGTTAAACGAAAGAAAATCATCCAAGATTCCAAACCCTTCGCTGATTCCACCGACTGCTAATTCAGCCAAGGGAGCCTGTGAAAAAATGTTTGGAGAGAGGCCACGCAATTCCTTGCCTACGCCTCGTTGCGGTTTAAGGTATAAATCACCCATCGTTATAAACTCCTTTCTGAGTCAATTAGGCTTGGTAGCCAACAAAGAGTTTACGGCGGTTGTAACATACAAAGTTACCCCATGTGTCCATATGGACTTCACGGACAGTGTGTTGCTTTGCTGCTTCCTTAGGAGCGTGGCGAAGCATCTCACGGCCTTGCTTGAAGAACCATTTGAATACACGGTGATTTACTCCGTAAAACGGATTGGAACTGTCGTTGTTCTGAAGGTAAGGAACCCAAATGATTGGATTACCCTTCAGGGTCACGGCACCAGCATACTTGGCAAGGTCAACACCTAGGTTGTCATTGCGAGATTCAAGTAGCTTTTCCAAGCTCGACTGCACGTTGTAAGTTGTGTAGAACGCCCAATCGGAATCGGACTTTCCACCGCCTAATTCAGCGTACTGTTTAGGAGCCATAAACTGAGTAAACTCACACGCTTTACGTGCTTTCTCTACTAAGTCATCTCGTGAACCAGCACTGGTGTAATTAAACGACCAGTTCTTCCAGTTCGGTACATCTGCTACAGCAATGCCACCAGCACCAGCCGAAAACCCGGACGGGTCTCCACCAGTAAATCCACCAGCAGGAGTTGTTGCAGACTTCTGAATCCAAAAAGGAATGCCAGATGGATTGCGAGGGGATTGAGTTGATGATGAAGGTGCGCTCCAAAGAGCAGTCTCCATCAACTCAAACCAATCGTTGTACATCGAGTGTTCACGAATTTGAAGTTCACGAATAATAGTTTCACGGTCAGACTGTAGAGCATCTTCGTCTACGTCATATGAAAAGTTGACCGTACTTTTAGTCCACTGCTGCTTTGCTTCAGTTGTTAAATCTTTAACAGAAGTAGCATCTACGCTATACAGTTCACTAAATTTAGCTGTACCAGTGTTGCTAGTTTGAACCTTCCAGTTCAACTGAACACCACCACGTACAGGCTCACGGGTATTTCCACTCAAAAACTTCTGTGCAAAAATGTGGTGTTGCTGGTCAAGAGACAAGTCAATCCACTTCTTCTTCTTGAACTGGTCAAGAGTAAGATTTACGAAGTCATCGAGTTGGTCTGGTAATAATGCCATACCTCGATTTCCTTATATAAAATTACAGACTTCCATTTTCCCGAAGTGCGTTTTCATAAAACTCCCTAAGAACCGGATTGTCTACTGGGTCATCACTTGCCTCTGGGGCAGGCTGACTACTCAGAGATGCACCTGAACCAAGTCGTCTTGCTGATGCTGCACGTAATCGGTCGTTGGATTTCTGAACTGATTGTTGTTGAATTTCATTATGAAAAGTCATGTGATATGCCTGTTGAACTAAATCATCCATAGCAGGAACATTCATGCCTTGTGCCTGATAGCCTGTTGCAAGTAAAGACGCTTGGTCATAAACCTGCTCCATGTTTTTAGCTGCTTGACTATTAGGTTCAATAGACAAATAATCTCCATCGCCAAACAATCCTTCATTGTTTAGTTTCTTTACGGAGTTGCTAAAAGTATCTATCTGACTTTGAGTATTACTTATCATCTCTTGCTGCTGCAATTGATTTACATAATACTGCTGCGAATCAATAACTTGATTAAGACCATCAATTCGCCCATCATAATGCTGCTGCATATTCTGAGCTAATTTATTGATAGACTCTCTAAGTCCTTCATCGTATTCATCGCCTAAATCAATATTAAACGATGGTTCACCATATTCTTCTGGATTTTCATCAACAGAATCAGTTTGTGAATACTGCTGCTGCTCATACCACTGATTCCATTCCTGTAATTGCACTTGCTTTTGACCAATAGCTTCTAGTGCGTTTACAAGAGCTTCGTCTGAACTAAACTTGGTCGGGTCTAGTCCATGATATTGAGCTGCTTCACTGAGTACCTCAGTTGAGTACTCTGTATCGGTGGATTGCTCAACACCGCTACTTACATCTTCAGATGTATCTTCATAATTTCCAATATCAGATTCCACTTCCTCTGAAGTTTCTTCTGGACTGTATTCTGAATTTACTTCATCAATAACTGCGTAATCGTCGTCAGTTAATTCAATTAGTTCTTCTTCTTCGCTCATAATCCCCTCCTAAAAACTCCGAGGTGCACCGTCACTGTAACCAGCATCACGGTCATACAACCCCCGGTGGGCTAAATATTTTGCTCGCTCTTTCCGGCTAGAAAAGATAGCAGTTCCATCACTAGTAAAGTCCACCCCAGTAAAACCATGGTCTTTGGCATCCTGCCTAAACTCATTAGTTTGACTGGAATGGACTGACGCTGCCACACTAGACAGGCCCGAAGACCATCCATTGGCACCGAAGTTCCTATCCACTTTCTTTTTATTTTCTTCACCAAACTTAGGTGCGGGCGTGTCATGCCAATCGAGAACACCATCCTTGTTTCGGTAATAGTATTTACTTTTAGCCATTAGTATTTTTTACTCCTGACTTTCTTTCCTGTTTTTTTAGCGTGCCTCTTTGCAGCCGCTTTACCTTTTTTTGTATACGCAAACTTTTTTCCACCTACTTTAGGCATAACATTCTCCTTTAATTTGCGGGCTGTCGCCCCATCATATTAATTTGCTGGTCAGTCGGTTGACTGCCAGCTAAAACTTGTTGCATTACATTTGCTCTAGCACCAGAAGTTCCTCCAGTTGGAACAGTTCTTCTGATACTTTCCTTAACAGCAACCTGAGGTTTTTCTGGCGGCTCTGCTGGATTAGCTGTAGGTCTATCTTGCTTAGGTTCTTCAAATTTAATAATGCTTTTGAGCCTTGGCACATCCATTAGTTCGGAATAAAGCTCAATAAGCTCTTGGGCATCTAGCATTCCACCAGCTTCTTGAATATTTGGCAGCATGGGCATAACAATGCTTTGAACAAAATTTGTAATGTTTTGCATTCTTTCTGAAGGCGATTTGTAAGCCATCGAAAAAGGCTCTACGGCAAAGTTGTACTGAAGGAAGTTGCCTTCTCTTAATTCAGGAGTCCAAGTTATATCAAACTTATAACCATTGATTTTTCTTTCTTCTGGCATTTCTTGGAATGGGTCATTCCACAAAAGCCAACCTAAGTCGCTGCATACCTTTTCAGTAAACTCAACAACTCGATACTGCATATTAGCTTCACGCTTTGAAACCGCCCCATGTATAAGTTTATCTTGTGTAGCTGTATCAGAACTTGGCCCAAGACCTGCCATAGCTTGCAAGTTTCCAGCCATTCTGTCAAACAATTCCTGCATGGAATAATTAAAGGACATGTTACCTTGGTCTACCCCACCCATTTTTAATACGTTGACAGACTCTGGATTATTTACTTGAGTCCAATCGCCGTCATCCGCACGCTGCAACCTCCGTGCATCATCGTGCGAACCGGCTTGATAAAACGGAATGTCTTTTTGCCGCTGGGCTTGTCGCTTTTGCTTTCGCAACAAACCATTCACAATGTCAAACAATGGCTTCAGATTCATAGCAGGAGATACACCTAGAATCTGGTCTGGCACTTCAGCGGCAAGATTGAGGATATGAAACGGCCCATTTTCAGGGCCATCCCAATCCACAACTCTAAGCGGTTCAGTGTTTT